CTCTGCTACTGCTTCAGATGCAAGTGCTACCGGCACAGCAGCTGGCAGTGATGGATCACCAGGCTCTGGCGCGGCCATGGGTGGATTGATTACCAGTGTCTTTGGTCCTGACCCTGCTGGACCAGATGAGGGTCAAGTCAACATGATGCGCGGTGAGTATGTGATCAGGAAGTCATCAGTCAATAAGTATGGCAAGGGACTTCTGGACATGATCAATGAGGGCAAAGTCCCTGCCAAGAAAATTAGATCGTTATTGGATTGAAGGGAAAGAATATGTCAAAAGGTGGAACAACTACATCAACAAGCTCCATTGATCCTCAGATCAAAGAAGCATTCTTGGCCAACTTTCAGCAGGCCCAAGGGGTTGCTGGCGCTTTGCCGACTCAGCAGTTTGCAGGGTACAACCCTTTGTATCAGGCAGGCGAGGAGGCTCTGGTCAACACGGCCCTTGCTGGCCCAGGCATCACTGGCACAGACTTGGCCGCGCAGATGGCGGCTTATGGCGGTGTCTATCAGCCAAGCCAGATCACAGCGCAGCAGACCAATCTGGGCCTTGGACAAGGTCCAGGCACTATCGGCTCTTACATGAATCCCTTTTCAGAGATGGTGCGCAAGAACGCATTGGCTGACCTTGAGTCCTCGCGCCAGACTGCTATCCAGCAGATGGGTGAGCGTGCCAACGCTGCCAAGGCTTTTGGTGGATCACGCCAAGGTGTGGCTGAGAGCTTGACCAATCTTGGATTTGCCAAGCAGGCCGGCACTCTTGGCACTCAACTGAACGAGCAAGCATTCAATCAGGCCATGGCCGCGCAGCAGGCCGACATTGGCCGGATGTCAGCAGCCGACATTGCCAATCAGCAAGCAGGCTTGCAAGGTGCGCAATTAAGGCTTGGCGGTGCAAGCCAGCTAGGCAATTTGGCTGCACAGCAGCAGGCATTGCGTCTTGGTGGCGCTCAGGCAGTCATGGGCGCTGGGGGTGCGCGTCAGGCCCAAGAGCAGAAAAAAATGGATGCCATTCGCAACATTGGCCTCCAGCGCCTTGGTGTGGTCCAGTCCTCACTGGGTGCGCAGCCTGCAAACCTTGGTATGCAGGCAACGACTCCATACAGTACAAACCCAGCGTCTGGTGCATTAGGTGGTGCTTTGGCTGGTGGCCAATTGTTTGGACCAATGGGTGCTGTGGCTGGTGGTGTTCTTGGCCTTTTAGGTGGCAGATAAGGAAGACAAAATGGCTGATTTTGATTTTGCAAGTTTAGGCAATTTATTTGGTAGTGGCGGGTTTGGTGGTACTCCATCAGGACTTGATGCATTGTTGACAGAAGATCAGCGCAAGCTCTTGGGCCGTAATGCGACACTGTCAGCAGCTGCTGCATTGCTCCAAGCCAGTGGCCGAAGCCCACAACGCATTGGTCTTGGCCAAGCACTTGGATCAGCTTTGCAGGCAGGCCAGCAAGGTTATCAGCAAGCCCGTGCCAGCTCTTTTCAAGATTTGCTTTTGGGTGAAAAACTGAAAGAAGCAAAACGCGCTCAAGATTTGCAAGGTAAAGTCGCTGGCATTTTGACAGGCCCAGCTCCAACGGCATTAAGTCCAGAAATGCAAGCCTTGGCGGCTCCTGGTATGCAGGCCGGCCCAACTGTGGCCCGTGCTGAACTGGCTGCAAGTATTCAACCGCCAAGCGCCAACGAACTTAAAGCTAGTCAGTATCAGCAGATTGCTGATGTTTATGCAGCTCAAGGTAAATCTGAAGATGCCAAGAGATTTCAAGAGATGTCCGAAAAACTTAACCCAAGGGCTGAGATAACTGGTCAACCATTTGAGGTGACTGACGCTAAAGGCAATCCAATCTTGGTCCAGCAATACAAAGATGGAACTGTGAAGACCATGCAAGGCTATGGTCCAAAACGTGATGTCGTTTTGCAAGCCCTTGGTGGCCGCACGATTGCCATTGACAAGTCAAAATTAAAAGGTGGAGAAACATTTGTCCAGACGATGACTCCAGGTGAAGTGGCCAATCTTGATATTGCCAAAGCCAATTTGGGGGTGGCCCAAGGCGGCTTGGCATTGCGTCAAAAAGAATTTAATCGTGGCGCATATGACGTTAAAGAAGGCCCTGACGGTTTTTATTATGTTCCCAAGACCCCAGATGGTGGCGCTGCCGTGCCAGTCATGGGCGCTGCTGGCCAGCAACTGATGCCAGGCAAAGAAGCGCCACAGGCATTCTCAGAAGCCACTAGAAAGCTCAACAATTTGAAAGGCAATATCTCCGCATACAAAACAGAGATTGAGGCTGACAAAGTTGTTTTCCCATCAGAAGTGCCATTGCCATTTGGTGCAAAGATTCCATTGCCAACTGGCACAGACACTGCAAGACTGCGCGGAAAATACCAGTCGCTGCTGATGGGTGTCAAAGACTTGTACGAGCTTGGCGCTTTGACTGGTCCAGATATGGGCATCATCAGTGAGCAGCTGACAAACCCTGCATCATTCTCCGGTATGTTTACTTCACGCAATGCGATGAAAGAGCAGATCAAGGTGCTTGAAGATATGGCTGTACGGGCTGAAGAAAATCTTTCATCAACTTACAAACGTAAACTTCCAGCAGCATCAACGGCTGGAACTACGGGTGAGCTAGTATGGGACCCAGTTAAGAAAACATACGTTAATCAGTAAGGTAAAGCTATGACGCAATATGTAAATGTGATTGGTGTTGGGCGTGTTGGCTTTCCTGATGACATGACCAAAGAAGAGATTGCCGAGGTGCTTAGAACAATGCCGCCTCCGGCTGCTGCGCCAGCAATGCCACCAGACACATTGGGCCGGCAAATCGGCATGGCCACTAGGCCCATGGCCCAAGCGGCATTGACAGGCGGTGGTTTGATGCCCATGGTGGTTGACCCCATGGTCAACTTCTTTAACTTGGCTGCTGGAACAAACATCCCAACGCAAAGCCAGGCAGTTGAAAAGACACTAACAGGCATGGGTTTCCCAGAGGCCAGAACACCCCAAGAGCGCGTCATCCAAGATGTGGCCTCTGCCGGTTATGGCACAAGCGGCCTTGCCCGTGCAGCTGGTGAAGTCGCGCCAAGATTGCCTGGCATGGCCAGAGACTTGGCCCAATTCTTTGCGCAAAGTCCCAAGGCCCAAACAGCGGCTGCATTAACAGCATCTACTGCCGGTGGAATGTTGCGCGAGGGTGGCGCTCCTCCAGCGCTCCAAGTTGGCGGTGCAATGTTGGCCGGTATGGTCGCGCCTGGTGGGCCAAAGCTCTCGCCTACACAAAGAATCTTAGAAGCGCCTGGTGCAATGGTCAAACCATTCACACAAGCAGGCCGTGAGGTCATTGTGGGCAATGTCTTAAACCGACTGGCCACAAACCCAGAGCAAGCAGCACTTAATTTGCAGCAGGCACAGCCACTTGTGCCAGGAGTGCGAGTGACCACAGCAGCTGGTGCGCGTGACCCTGGTCTTGCTGCGGCTGAGACTGCCATTCGCGCATTGGACCAGTCTGGTGCGTTTGGCAATGTGCTGTCTTCAAATCAGCAGGCTTTGCTTGAGTCATTCAGAAGGCTTGGTGGCCGAGCTGGTGATGCAACAACCCCAGGCTCTATCCCATACGCTGAAGCCAAAAGAACAGCTATTACAAAGCCAATGCGTGAAGAGGCATTTGCTGGCGTGACTGTTGAGCCTGAGACATTCCAGCGCGGCATCAACTTGGTGGTTAACAAGGCCATTGACAATGTTATGTCTAGCCCTGCTGGCGTGCGTCAGGATGTTGAAAGCGCAATGAAGTTTGCAGCAGATCGAGTGCAGCGCGCCAAAACGCCTCAAGAGCTGTACGAGGTGCGCAAAGATTTGGCCGCGGCAGCCCAAGGAAAATACAACCAAGAGCTGCCAAGTTTGCGCTTGGCCAAGGGTCAACTCAATGAAGTGATCCGGTCTGTGGATGATGTCATCGAAGCGGCAGCGCCAGGCTTTAAAGACTATATGCAGCAATTCCAGAAGTCATCAAGCGCCATTGATCAAATGAAAATTATGCAAGGCATTGAGTCCAAAGTCACAACTGGCCAGCCTAACCTGATGACGGGTGAGCCGGTCTTGGCTGCTGGCGCTTTGCGCAGACAACTGGCCACCAAAGCAGAGGAAATTGGCGCTCAATTGTCACCAGCGGCTCAGACTCGTTTGGACAACATCATCAATGAGATCAATCGTGGTCAGGCTGCAACTGCACCAGGTGTGAAAGCCCCTGGCTCAAACACATTCCAGAACATGAGCATGGGCAATTTGATTGGCCGAGTGTTTAGCGAGTCCATGGCTGACAACACCACACTGCGCACCATGACAAGGCCATTGGACTTTTTGTATAAATTGCCTGATCAGCAGATTCAGCAATTGCTTGTTGAAGCAATGCTAGACCCCAAGTTGGCAGCAACAATGATGGGCAAGGCCAACATAATGAAGGTCGAGCCACTGGCCCAGTCATTGCGCAAGAAGGCTGAACAAATGGGATTTGGCGCTGCTATCGGTGCGACACAAGAGCCGTATCGCGTAGATTTAACTGGCATGGCCAATCGTTAAGGAGTAAACATGGCAGGCTTGCTGGACTACTTAGAAGGCATTGGCGAGACTGGCGCCACACTTGGCACTGGACTATTGTCTGGTGTTGTTGGCGCTCCATACGGCCTATTCAAAGGCATCACCAGTGGCCGCTATGGCAGCCCAGAAGCTGTGCGCATTGCCGAAGAAGAAGCCAAGAAATTCATGGAGCGCAACACCTATGTCCCAAGGGGCAAGGTGGCCCAAGAGGCTTTGCAAAAGGCTGCGCAGCTTATGGAGCAAAGCAAGCTGCCACCAATAATTCCAGAGGCTATTGCACTTGGCTCAATCCCTCGCCAGGCTTATCTGGCCCAAGCAGAGCGCAGGGGCATGGACCTTGAACGGGCCATGGAGCCAAGGGTTAAAAAAATACTTGAACGCGGTGGTGCTGGCGCTGATGTCTTGCGTGACTTGGCACAGGGTACTCGGTCCAATGTTTACTTAGACACAACAAAGACAAAGCCAAACCCATTGGTCGGCACAAGGTACGAGACTCAGCAACTACCAGGCATTGTGGCTAGAAGGCCAGTCAACTATGACGAGATGCTGGGCGGCAGCATTATGACTTACCCAACTGATATGTTGAGTCGCAACACACTAGTCACTAATGTCAGCGACATCCCACTTGGCAACAATGCGTTTGTTACCCCAGGCGGTTTGATGTACATGATGGATGAAAACAATATCAAAAATTTCATTGGCTATGCATCAAATCAAAGTGCTGCTAAAGCGCAAAACACTAGAGCATTGCAGGCCATTGAGGAAAATAAAAGAATGGGTGGAACTGGCCGAATCTTTATGGCCCCACACACAATGCCACCAAGTGGCGAAAACTTCTCTACCGGTCCAACACTTGGCCTGCTGTCAATGATTAAGGCTACAAATCCAAGCCCATCTCTTTTGGACACAATTTCAGACCAAATGAGAGCTGCTACAGTTAAAGGGAAAAAAGGCAAATACAAGGATTTTGTTGGCTTAAATGATCCAATGGCGGCAGCGCAATTGCTGACTGGCCAAGGCTTAAAGGCCGGAAGTGCAGGCGATTTAAGGAAAGTGTTTGTTGATAAGATGAGCAATGTCGCTGCCGAAAGAGGCTTGGGTTTTAACTATCCAGACTTACAACGGGCCATGTTTGATCCCAATGTAATGAACAAACCCAGCTTCTTAATGGGTGATTCAATCTATGAGGCATTGCCAAATCGCGGCATTAGTCCTGGCACTCATGGTGCGTATGGATACGATATGCCAGGCATATTCTTTGGTAATACCCGTGGCGCTCCAGTAAGTCAATTTATGCAGCCGGTCTACGACAAGATTTTGCCAACGCAAATGAACAAGCCTGGCTCTGGAATTGGCAAGGCATCTGTAGAAGATATGTTTTTAGCCTACCAACATCAAGATGAGCCATTCAATTTGAGTGGAGTTTATGCAGACCCCAATCAATTGACCAGGGGCAAGCTATCCACAGCTGGCGAAAACATTTCCATGTTTATGGATGAAGAGCAAATCAAACGACTCAAGAAACTTCTTGGGGAAGAGTGACCATAACGATGTAATGCTCAAGAGCGCGAATAGCCTCTTCAGCAATGGCCTGCTGCTCTGGGCCAGTCATCTTGTTAATGGCTTTGTCTGGCTGCACATCGATGTTGATACCAAAACTAGACAGCTGAACGTCTAAAACTATTTTCATACGATTCCCCCAAAAAATGCGGCCACAAGTGGGTCGCGTTTCACCACCCGTCTCTTCTGCCTGCGTCTGGCCAAGCCAAAGTCTTTGTCATCGGCTGACATTTTCTCTCTGTATTTTTTGATGCGCTCTGAGCCTGGCACGGGACCAGGGGCAATGGCATCTTCCCCATCACCCCATGACCACAGAGGCCGCCACTGGCCATTGGCGCTCACTCTGGTGTAGCCGCTGATATATACCAGCTCATGGCGGTGAAGGTCAAACAGAATCCTCGCAGCACTGCGCCTGGCACAAAAGCACAGCTTGGCCAAGTCAAGGTCAGAGAGGTTCCCTTTCTTTTGAAGCGCTGCCTCGATGGCAGGCTCTACACGGGGTTTTAAGCCTCTGGCCATGTGCTGGTCTCCATTCTGGCTTTTAAGCGCTCCAGCATGGCCCTGACCACGAATGCACGGGTTTTGACTTCAGCTGGTACTGAGTGGCCAAAGACTTCTGGGTGAAGTAAGTCATTGACCAGGTCAAGGCAGGCATCGATGGCGGGTGGTAGGTCTTGGTTCATTTGATTTGATTCTGTATGCGTTGACCAATCCATGCCACAACTGGCACAGCCCAACTGTTACCAAGCGCTTTATACCTTGGCCCATCAGGTGACTCAACTTTTCCGCGCCAAGGAATGTTGGTGTACCCATCAGGAAACCCTTGCAAACGCTCACACTCTGTGGGTGTTAGTCTGCGTACAGCCATAGATGCGCCACCTAAAAAATTGTTGTTTTCTGCCCTTGCCGTCAAAGTGTTAGACAGCCCTTCTATGACGGAATTTGTGGACTTTTTTTGCGCCGATGCTTGAATAAATGAATAAACTGGTTGCGCCACCGCATGACGATCAATCGTATTTTGCGTAAAGCAAACCTCTTCATTGATACCATCACCCTGCGGCCCTGCGTTGTCGTTTCTGCCAATCATGCTTCCTTGGATTGCGTAAGCAGGCTGTGAAACCATTGGAGCATTACCACCGCCAGTCCCCCATCTCGCTCTAACAGTAGAGCTAACATCTCCTAATTCTTTTACTCTGCTATCGCTAGGATGATTTTCATACACAGCCACAGGTTGGGCCACCAAATCAGTCTCATCTTTCCAGTCTCTGGCTTTCATGGCGCTTGCCGTGTCATCAATTGAATATTCACCAAAGGCAACCATTCTGGCGGCCACAATATGGCCACTGTCCACAGTCTGATGATTCATCTTCTTGCCACCGCATTCGGTGTCTAAAGCACCTACAACTGGTGTTTCTATAAACCATTCGTCTTCACAGTTAAACCCGACACGACTGACTCCAGTGCCGCTTGAAGAGATGGTGGGAGTGACTTTCCCCTCTTTTCTGCTCGGCGCAGTATCCCTGCGCACGCCCTCGAACTCAAAAAGAATCTCTGTGGGATTGATGTCGTCTCTAGAACTTGCGACAACGAACACACGTCTCCTGCGTTGGGCCACTCCGAAATATTGGGCATCGAGGACTCGCCACGCGACTGTTCTTTGGGGACCAAACACACAACCAGCGTTTGACCATCTCTCCCCTGGTGCTGTGATCGGATCACTTTCACCGGCAAGCGCTCCAAGAAAGCAGCCGAATGCATTGTCTTTGGTGTTGAGGACTCCTGGCACGTTTTCCCAGAAGACGATTGCTGGAGAATCTCCTCGAAGAGATCGAACATGGTCAATTGCATTTGCTATTCCTACGAATGTGAGTGAAAGATTGCCTCTGGCATCATCCAGAGAATTGCGAAGGCCAGCCACAGAGAAGGCTTGGCATGGTGTGCCACCACAAAACAAGTCTGGGGCTTCAACTTGGCCAGACAGAATCTTCTCTGGCAAAAGTGTCATGTCCCCATGATTGGGAACGTCAGGGTAATGGTGCTTCAAGACTGCACAGGGAAACGGCTCAATCTCAGACAACCATGCAGCTGTCCATCCAAGGGGATGCCAAGCCACAGAGGCCGCCTCAATGCCGGAGCAAACAGAGCCGAACTTCATGGCGTGTTTTCCTTATATTTATCCAAAGCAGTCACCTCAATGTGGTCCACCATGGATTGCAAAATCATGTGGGCAATGTCCACATCAGTGCCAGCGATGTATGCGTTATTGAGGGTCATGCACTCATCATAGTCAGGCTCATAAGGCAAGGCAGTGTAATCTGTCGAGCCTTTCTCTTCTGGGCTGTAGTCTAAGAAGCAGACCAGATCAACGTCTTCAACTGAGCAGTCGAACTGGTACAAGTCTTTGGGGCAGCTGGGTGTTGGGCCGTAGTTCATGCTTGTCTCGCTTTCAACATTGCGTCTGCCATAGCGTAAGCATTGATTGAACATTTTAGATTTGCATCTGGATGTGGCATTCCAAAAAATGTTGTTTCAGAATCTATGCGAATAAATTCTTGCATAGCCTTAGCCGCAAAGTAATCACGCAAGGTCATGCCAAGATTTATTGTTGGGCAATCATTTAGATCGCCACACCACGGAAATGCTCGTTCGTTTTTCATGTCAACCCCTCCAAGCCAGCATCACGCCAATGCCACCAAAGATGATGATGGCCAAGGTCCATTCGATCAGGGTAGTAATGATTTTCTGTTTCATCGGTTTCTTTCGTTTAAGTGAATGAGAGTAACAGTCTAAGACATAATTTAATTATGTTGCAAGAATTATTTTTATCTGTTGTTTTTATACATAAAGCGCAATTAGAATGCGCCCATGGAATCAATTCACACTATCAGGGCAAGGGCCAAGGCTCACAAGATCACCATGGCTGCGGTGTGCGAAGCCGCTGGCATCCAGCAGTCCCAAGTCAGCCGGTGGCTGTCTGGAACTGTGGAGCCTCTGTGGACATCAGTCAATCAATTGAACATTGCGCTCAATAAATTGATTCAAGAATCACCAGTCATTGTCGATTGAGGCAGCAGCTGGTGCGCTGGCTTTCTTTGGCGAGATGCCAAAGTCAGCAGCCGCACTGGGTTTGCTACCGCCCAATGACTCACCCTTTTCCAAGAGCATGATGTTGTTCAACCCAAACGACACACCCTTGTTGCCGGCCTGGTCATACGCATAGGCATTGACCGCCACTCGGCCATAGTCGCCAGAGACAATGTCTTGGCTGCCTAAGATGTCGTGGCCATGGGCATCTACTGCACCAGGCTTGGCCGTTGACTTGGTGTTGAAAAAGAAGTGGCCAGCGTATTCAGCGCTTAATGGCGAGCCATCAGATTTCACCTCAGTGTCGCCATCACGCAAGGGATTGCGAACAGTCTTTGGGATTTTTTCTCCAAACTTGGCAGTCAGTGCCTCTTTGGCTGCGGCCTTTAACTGGGCCACAGTGTCAGTGTCAGTCTTTGGGACCAGCACCTGGGTGGAGAACTCTTCTTTGCCGTTCATCTCATTCTTACGAGCAGTCAGTGCTGAGAAATAAGAGAAGCGAACTCTTCCGGTTACGACTTTTGTCATGGTTTTTCCTTTTAAGGGTTTACAAGTTTTAACGATTTATCGTTTTCTGCGTTTGCAGAAATTGCACTTTAGCACAAATGTCAGTTAAGATGCCTGCAAGTTAAAACGAGGAAACCGAAAATGCAGTTATTCCCACACCAGCAGGAAGCCAAGCTCTTCTTGCTCTCTAGGCGCAGGGCCATACTGGCCGACCAGCCCCGTGTTGGTAAGACGCTACCCACAGCAGCAGCAGCCCTAGAAAACCTCCCAGCCCTGATCGTTTGCCCAGCCATCGCTAAGACAGTCTGGGAGGCGGCCTTTGCTCGGCTGGCGCCCAATGTCTCGGTCCATGTGGTCAATGGGAAACGTGAGGCTTCAGAGGTAAACAGTGCCGATGTCACCATCATCAACTACGATGTTTTGCAGTATGGACTAACGAATGTGGACAGATATAACACTCTAGTTTTGGATGAGTGCCACAGGATTAAGAATCCAAAGGCCCAAAGGACCAAGGCTGCGATGCTGGCCATGAAAAAGATTGGCCATGTTTATGCGCTCAGTGGCACACCCATCCCAAACAGGCCGATTGAGCTGTGGCCCATCCTGCACGGCCTTGGCATTTATAGAGGCGGCTGGTACGACTTTGCAGGCCGCTATGCAAAGATGTGGAACGCGCCATGGGGCCTAGACACAAGTGGCGCGTCAAATCTGCCAGAGCTGAAAGAACTCATGCGGCCCCATGTCCTGAGACGCAAAAAAGAAAACATCTTTAAAGACTACAAAGACCCACAGGTCAGTCTGATCACCTTTGATCTGGCCAATGACAAACGCGAGCAAGCCTTTGATGCCGATGCCTTGATGGCAAACCCCAACGCCTTGCTGGCCTTTGAGGGTCTGGCCGAGATCATGCGCGAGGCCGGTATGCGCAAGGTGCAATACGCTGCCGACTTCATCGATGACTTGCTCCAGGCCAATGAGCCGGTGGTGGTCTTTGCGCATCACAAGGATGTGGTCCAAGCCCTGCAAGATGAACTCAAGACCCACAAGCCCGTGATTGTGGTGGGTGATACATCAAGGGCCAAGCGCGACAAGGCCATTGCAGATTTCCAAGCCGGCAAGACCCTGTGCATCATTGGCAACATTGCAGCCATGTCCGAAGGTGTAGACCTCTCCGCTGCCGACACCATTGTCTTTGTCGAATGCACATGGTCCACATCAGCACTGGAGCAGGCATCAAGCCGTGTGGAAAACATCAATAAATCTGGCATTCCACCCGTCATCTACATTCTGACCATTCGAGCGTCTTTAGATC